CGGCCAATCGCCTTCTTCTAGTGCAGCGCAGAAGTTCTTAAACTTTGACAAACGAGGACGCCCCATATTGAACATCATGTTTACCACAATTTCTTGAACTTCTCCAGGAAAGTCATGCCATTTGGGGCCAAAAAGAACTTCGCACTCGTCAATAGATGTGTCCAGATCTTTCTCAAACGCTTCCCAAACTCGCTCCTCTGATACCGACGTACCCAAGGGCGAACCAAATTCCGAATCGCTCTCAATAACAAGATGACCAACACCAAAAGTAGCCAGGCCAAGATGGTCATTATAGATTTCATACTTGACACCTTCGTCCTCCTTTAGTTGGTTAAATACTTCTTCTCTGTTCATTTATACTCCATTTTTTAATGCTGGACCTTTCTATGTCTTCCCATTCCTTTGCTTCTACATCATAAGCAATAAGTTTATCTGATTTGAGACTAACATTTACTTTAAATATAGTTTTCAAAGTATATGTTTTTGTAATCTCTTTTCCGCTGTTTAAACTTTCGTAAGTGATATTGACATTGCCGTTTCTCAATGCCTCAACAAGTTTCACAAATCTGCTTCCTTTACAAAGATGCCATCAACCATCTTTCCTTTGCGATCTTTAATGTCAATCCACGCAGTCTCTAGACAATCCATCATAGAGTAGTTATTGCGTTCCATAATATTAATAAGCACAACCATAATATCGCCAATATCGTCTTTCATGTCTCTGCCTTTGCACATATTATCTGACAGTTCCCCACATTCTTGAATGAGCTTGCAGAACTGGTCTTTATCAGTACTGCCATCAATCAAATTGCGGTCTCTGTGCCAAATTCGTATGCGCTCTTGCATAACATCGCTGTTTCCTCTTGACTCTCCATTCCAAACATCATTCATAGGTAAGGATTTCCTTGATACATTTCAGGGTGTTTGACAAGCATCATACTGCTTTGCCAGTTAGTATATAACAATCCAGCTAGAATTGCTACAGTTAAAATTGTATTTCTAATACGTTTCATGAGTCTCCCCAGACGTCTCCACCGTTTTGGCAGAGAATCTCTTTGCAGGCTACTGCAATTTCTGAACACTCTTTTTGAGTGCCGTTTCCACCTCGTAGGTCGCAGAAGTGCATCCACGATCGTAAAGTTCCTGTCATATATAATCGAGTATGCGTGTTACCCTCTGGCAATACTGCTCTCGCTTGTTCCTTTGCAATTCCCATGCGTATAGCCCATGTATAGGCTTCAGTAGCAGCATCGATTACTTCTCTCTGTTTAGCGTGCCAAGCAATTTCTAGCCCATCATTATCCGCAGGAATACTATTCTGTCGGTTACGTGGGTCTTGCAGTCTCGCTTCTCTCGTAGAGAAATCTAATGCTTGAGTAGGGTCTGCATAACGTTGACTAAATTCCTGAAAACTAAAAGAGCGATGCCGCAGAATCTGGCGAGCAATGTCTCTCGTAGTCTCGATTTCAATGCAAGCGCTAGCCATCTCGAAAGGGCTAAAGTGTGCTTCTTTTTTGAGATACTTTAACAACTTCGGGGCTGTTCTCTCATTGTCCTGGTTTGCAGGATTACTAACTCTCGCACAATAGGCGATGACTTTCATGGCTTCGGGGGTAATCCAAACTAGGTTTACTTTCATACAATCTCCTCTGATTAAGTGTATATTATACGATGTTAAGGCTTTTATGTCAAGAATTATTTAGCCGATGGTAGTTGAGCAAAAAAGTTTCTTGACACAATTTGGTGTAGGTGATATAATATACCCTGAAATTGATACCAGTCTAACTGTGTCTTTTTCAAAATCCGTAAATTAAAACGATTGTTACGCTTCCGAAAGGGGCAAGTTCATCTTTCTTAAAAGGAGAAAACTTATGAATGCAGTAAATCTAGAAAAATTCTTTGTCGGTTTCGACAATTTAATTAACAGCCCGTTATATACTCAACAGGCACCAGAATATCCTCGTTATAACATTGAAAAAGTAGAAAATGGCTATATAGTTGAAGTAGCTGTTCCAGGATGGAACAAAACCCAAATTTCAGTGAACGTTCACAAAAATATTCTTACCATTAAAGGTGAGAAAAAAGAGAATAACGAAGGTAGAGGCTGGGTGCACAAAGGTATATCAGGAAAAAGTTTTGAGAAGCATCTAAAGCTTGACAATGCCTTAGAGGTCTCTTCTGCTTCCATGGAAAACGGAATGTTAAAAATAGACCTATCGTATTCGCCCTCTAGTAAGCCCACATCAATACCTATTGGGTAACTTGGAGAATTCAATGAAGAACTTCGTAAAAGAAAAGTGGGGTGTACTTGAGGCTGTATTTCAAATTGTAGTGTGCGTAACAGCACCACTAGCATATATGGCCGTAAGCTACGCTTCTGCTTAGAAACGGTAAGCCGGGCAGAAATGTCCGGCTTTTTTATTTATGAAAATACCTCTAAAGTATCGTAACAAACCGGCTATTCTTGTAGCTACAGGCCCTTCTCTGACTGAAGAGGTGGTAGAGACTATAAGACCCTATAAGAATGATTTCATTATTTTTGGTTGTAATGATTCTTATAGGCTAGTAGATTATTTAGATCTTCATTATGCTTGCGATAAAGCTTGGTGGGATCTACACGCAAAACCTTTTAGAGAAAAATATCCAGACTTAGAGGCTTACACACAAGCAGAAGAGTATAGAGACTCTGAGTTTAACTTAAATATAGTAGAAGGAAAACATGCTAGAAGTTTGAGCACAGATTCTAGTATTATACATTGGGGCAGTAATTCAGGTTATCAGTTGTTAAACATAGCATTTTTAATGGGTTGTTCCAGATTTTTACTTGTCGGTTATAATATGCAAAAGATAGGCGGAGTAAGACATTTCTTTGGAGAACATCCCGACGGATTAAGTAAAAATAGTCCTTATCATAAGTTTTTATCTGCATTTGATAGCATAGAAGAACCTATACGAAATATAGTAGTAAATTGTACGCCAGACAGTGCTTTAACAACATTCAGAAAAGGCAGTTTAAAAGAGGAATTAGAGAATGCTAGTATCAGAAGAATATAGAAAAACATTAGAAGATACACATAGAGAAACCAACCATTCCTGGGGTCAGACAGCTCCTTTATATACTGGAGGCATACTAACTTATATGCAGCAGAATAACTTCGAAGAAGTTCTTGATTACGGCTCTGCTCATGGTAGTTTTAGGAAGTCTTTAAATAATCCTAATATAAAGGTTACGGAGTATGACCCTGGGTACCCAGATAAAGTAAATAATAATATACCTAAAAAGTTTCTCATCTGCATAGATGTTTTAGAGCATGTTGAACCCTCACTCATAGATGATGTTTTAGAAGACATTCAAAGGTGTACGCTTGAAAAAGCTTTTTTGACTATTGCATGTTATCCTGCTAGACAGATACTGTCAGACGGAAGAAATGCCCATCTTATTGTAGAGTCTCCCACATGGTGGAAGGAGAAAATTTTAAAACTCTTCGATATAGAATCAGAAGATTTTGCTCGAAGAACACTTGTAGTATTTGTTAAACCTAAGGAAAAGTAAATGAAACAAACAAACTTAAACTTCCCTAAAGACATTACCCAGCCTCCCTACAATGGGCAGTTCTGGTGTCATATTCGGCAATCCTTTCAGGGTTGGACCGACCACATTAATTTTTATAAGGCTAAAAATCTGTGATAGAAATTTATGGAAAGATGGATTGCAACTATTGTGTAGAAGCACAGAACGTATGTAAAAACCTCAAGCTAGACTATAAATACTATCACTTGGATGATCACTACACTATTATGGAACTCTGGGCAAAGGTTAAGTTTAAAACCTTTCCTCAGATTTTTGTAGATGATGTATGTATCGGAGGGTTTGACGAACTAATGGAATACACCAGTGGAATTGAATAAGTTGAAACAATTAGTAATTACTATGGAAGAATGTGGTGAATTAATTCGTGCCTGCTCCAAAGTGTTAAGACACGGAACTGAAGAGGACCCTAAGTATCTACAAAATCTTACTGAAGAAATAGCAGATGTCATCGCTATGACACGTATCCTTAGAACATCTTACCGTATAGATAGTAGTACCCTAGAAGATTTAGTTCAGAAACGCCTCACTAAAATGAAGCGGCAGGATTATGCGTAAGCTAATAACAATCTGGAAGTTTGCAATCGGTTCTTTTAGCGACGACAAAACAGAGGGCTACGACAATCACGTTATGATATTTCGTAGCATTCTAGTTCTAGTAAACTTTGTTACCTGCTTCTTCATAATTGCTAATACACTGCGTCACTGGTAGTTGAGGGCAAAAATAAATCTTGACATTTTTTTCTTCTGCTGTTATAATAATGGAAATTGTGAAAAGAGTGTGTTATGAATTTATTTTATCTTGACGACGACCTTGACCGTTGTGCCGAGTTCCATGTCGACAAACACATTGTTAAAATGCCTTTAGAAGTAGCTCAGATATTGTGTACCTCAGTCTGGATTGACGAGTACCTTGGCTTTGTGCCTCGCGCACTTGATAAACACGAACGTGACTATCTTAACGGTCTCAAGGCAGAAATCAAACATCTTCCACCAGAGGAAAGACCTTTGACGCCCTATTTACCAATGATGTACAACCATCCTTGTACGATATGGGCTCGCTCCTCTCTCGACAATCATGAGTGGACTCACTGCTACGGTAATGCTCTCAATGAGGAGTATCGTTACCGTTACGGCAAAGACCATAAGTCTATAGCCCAAGTAGTAAATAACCTACCAGAACCTCAAAGAATGGAGCGTGTGGGTTTTACTACTTTCGGGTTGGCTATGCCAGACGAACTAAAAGATTATGACGACCCAGTAGAATCTTATCGACGCTACTATCACCTTGACAAAGCTACTTTTGCAAGCTGGAAGTATAGAGACAAGCCTTACTGGTGGGATGAAGATTTTGCAGATTATCAACAACGAATTACGAGGGTAGCATGAGAAGAGGTATTAAAAAACAAGAAGGAGAAAATCTAACTGATGCAAACATTAAAAAGGTTATACGACTTTTGTCAGCGGAAAAGCCGATTACAAAAAAAGAAGCGTGTAGTATTCTTAATATTAGCTATAATACCAGTCGCCTTTCTAAAGTTATTGAAGATTATGAGAGCGACCAAGAGTACCGAAGAACCCGAAAAGCACAGAAGCGTGGTAGACCCGCTGACAATGCTGAAATTGCAGAAATCGTAGAGTCTTACCTAACAGGTGAGAGCTTTACAGATATTGCTAGAAGAATCTTTCGCTCTGTTGCTTTTGTTAAAACTATCGTTGAGAAACTGGGAGTCCCTGGAAGGGTGGCTGGTGATGAACGATATGAGATGGAATACTTGCCAGACGAGTGTGTATCCGATAGCTTTGCCGTTGGAGAGGTTGCTTGGTCAGCCAAGTACCACACTTCGTGTGAAGTAATGGCAACTCTTGATGCCAAACACGAACAAGGCTACGGCCCCTGTTATCGTGTGTGGATAAGAGAGGTTAGTAATGAGGACAATCTTGGGGGAGGCTATAATGCTTTTGTTCCCGCATATGACCTCGGTAAATTGGAGCATTTGAAAACTTATGGAATCAACACTGCTAGGGTTTAGTTATTATGCCATATTTTGTTTAACAACGGTCATCTGTATAATCTACCTCAATGTAAAAGCATTTCGAGAAGTAGGTTTCAGATGGAATTTTACGGGTGGTCTCATTTATTATGGAACCACAATACCTATAGTATTAGTGGGTGCTCCCGCATTTTTCATTGTTTTTATCTTTAGAAGCGATGTTTATTACGAAAGTTTAATTAACTATATCACCGAAATATATGTTGACTCAGATGACGAAAGCTAGTATAATATGTTTTTGAAATTGAGGAAAGTATGGGATATAATTTTTACATGCGACAACTTGAAGAGACTGGCAATGCTGCTGGTCTACCTTTTAAACCAAACAGGAGAAAGAAAATGGCGTGGACTGACGAATCCAAGCAACAGGCAATTGATGCCTACACAAGTGAAGAACCAACTCCAGAGAACTCTATGGAGATTGTAAAAGCTATCGCAGAAGATATGGGTGAGAGCCCTAATGGTGTGCGAATGATTCTAACCAAAGCTGGAGTATACGTCAAGAAAACTCCTGCTGCTTCTAGTGGCGGTGCTAAAGCCGCTTCAACTGGCGGAACTCGAATCAGCAAAGCTGCCGCACAGGAAGCACTCACAGCAGCTCTTAATGATGCGGGTGTAGCTATTGATGAGGATATTGTTTCAAAGCTCACTGGTAAAGCTGCACAATACTTCGCAGATGCTATGAATAAAGTAGCTTCTTAAAAGTCCACACGGGGGTTGAGTATGCTTAGCCGCGTATTCACCCTCGTGAGGCAACCACTAATAGTCCAAAAATTACAAAGACAAAAGAGGTTTTGCTCAATGTAATACTGGAGCTAATTAGTGAAAAAAGAAGAGCTAAAGAAGAAAGTAAATAGTGCTGGAGATGCAATTATAACTTACAGGAGTCCCAACTCCCGTAAGACAAAGTACAATGTATGTACGATTGACTTCAGCACGCCTTACATTCAAGACAAGAAAAATAGAGCGAAAGAAGATGACGATACTGTCCTAATGTTTTGTTGGGACACGGATTCTTTTCGCCTTATGAAAGCTGACAATGTTACCTCAGTCGTTCCCTTATCCACTGTGCTAAGGAATGAATGATGGAAGCATACTCGAAAATTATCGTATCAGAACCTTATAGACAGGTTCGACTAACGGTGAATGAGTTTCGAGAGGAAGAGTATCTTCACTTTCGAGAATACTTTCTCGATTTTGATGAAGAGTGGAAGCCCTCTAATAAGGGTCTTTCTATACCTCTTGAAGTCGAAACCTCAAAAGAATTGTTTATTGCTATGGCGGAGATCTTGTCTCTAGCTGAAAGTAAACAAGTATTGGAGGAACACTTCGGTGAAACTATTCGAGACCTATATCAAAAATAGTTCTTGACATTTTAACGAAATGCCCTCATAATGTTCTTTTTAAATCAAAGGTATTTATGACTAATATGTTTCTAGCCAAAGCAGCCAAAGCTTATTATGAGGGCAACCCCATAATTTCTGATGCTGAGTTTGATGTTCTTGCCGCAGACGCTGACTACGCTTTAGTAGGTTATAGTGACGAATTCTTTGAGTTCGATCATATATATCCTATGTATAGCTTACAGAAAGTTTTTGTGGGTGAAGAACATCCTCCTTACGACCACGCTACTGGAGCAACAGTAATCACACCCAAGTTAGATGGAGCAGCGGTTTCGCTGGGCTACTACGATGGTGAATTAGTGCTGGCTCTTACTCGGGGTAATGGTAAGAAGGGCAGAAATATTATGAATAAAGTTAAACATCTTGTTCCTACTAGCATTACTCGCAAGGGTGTTGTTCAGATTACGGGAGAAGTTGTTGCCCCTGAGACTATTCCTAACGCCAGAAACTATGCTTCTGGTGCGTTGAATCT